AGATCCAAAGTACAGAACCGGCTTTGATCGCAATTTTTGGATTTGGGAAGAGTTTGATCCGACGTGCAATTATCTTATGGTAGCTGATGTCGCCCGCGGCGACGGCGCCGATTTTTCCACCTTCCATCTTATAAAGCTGGAGACACTTGAAATCGTAGGCGAGTACCAGGGAAAACCAACTTTAGATATGTTTGCGAATATGCTAAATCAAGTTGGTCGAGAGTACGGTGGTTGTATGCTTGTGGTTGAAAACAATAACGTGGGATACTCTGTGTTAGACAAGCTGCTGGAATATGGGTATCCTAATATCTATCACTCCATCAAGGCCACTCACGAATATATCGAACAGCACCAGGCTGAACTCCGCACCGCAGCAATCCCCGGATTCTCAACCACAATGAAGACTCGCCCCCTTATAGTGGCGAAATTAGAAGAGTTTATCAGAAATAAACTAATTAAGATATATTCATCTCGAACAACCAACGAGATGAAAACCTTTATTTGGAGGAATGGAAAGCCGCAAGCAATGAAAGGCTATAATGATGATTTGATTATGGCGTTGGCGATTGCCTGTTGGGTGAGAGACACAGCACTCCAGGCAAACGCGCGCGACTTAAATTATCAAAAAGCATTCGTAGATGCGATTTATACCAGCAAGACCACTATGAATACGCAAATTAAAGGACAAGATGGCTATAAAAAAGATAATATCTTTGATAAAATGAGTGAATCAAAACAAGTATATGATCAATTTAATTGGATTATAAAGTGAGAGCAATAATATGGCAGTAGACAAGAATCCCAAAAATCAACAATCGAACTTATTCAAGGCACTGACGAGGTTGTTTTCAGGCCCGATTATCAACTACAGGTCTCAATCGGGCCGTCGTATACGGCGCCAGCACTTAGATAAATTCTCTAGCAGGTTTAAATCCGCCTCCGGTCAACAATTTAAAAAGTCACAATATAATCCGCTAGACAATATTTCGACGAATGCAATTCAAAATCAACAACGCACAGAGCGATATGTTGACTTTGATCAGATGGAGTACACTCCAGAAATCGCTTCAACCTTGGATATCTACGCAGATGAGATGACAACGTATTCTGATTTGCGTCCCATGTTGCGCATCAATTGCCCCAACGAAGAGTTGAGAGCGGTACTTGCAGTATTGTTCACAAACATTCTAAACATTGAATCCAATCTTTTTGGTTGGGCGAGAACAATGTGCAAGTATGGTGACTTCTTTTTGTATTTGGATATCGACGAAAAATACGGAGTGCAGTCTGTTATTGCACTTCCCTCTCCCGAGATTGAAAGGATGGAGGGTCTAGACTCTACCAATCCAAACTATATTCAATATCAATGGAACTCTGCCGGAATGACCTTTGAAAATTGGCAAATTGCACATTTCCGTATTCTTGGCAACGACAAGTATGCCCCATACGGTACCTCTATCTTAGAGCCGGCACGCCGCATCTGGCGCCAGCTTACGCTGATGGAAGACGCTATGATGGCTTATCGCGTTGTGCGTTCTTCCGAACGTCGAGTCTTTAAGATTGATGTTGGCTCGGTTCCTCCCCAAGATGTTGAACAATACATGCAAAAGATTGTAACCCAGCTTAAGCGAAATTCAGTTGTCGATAGTGATACCGGCCGTGTTGATCTGCGGTATAATCCAATGAGCATCGAAGAAGATTACTTTATTCCCGTCCGCGCTGGGTCCGTGACTGATATTCAAAACCTCGCTGGTGGTCAAAATATCACCGCAATTGATGATGTAAAATATCTCCGAGACAAGTTGTTCTCAGCCCTTAAAATTCCTCAAGCATATTTGACGATGGGCGAAGACGCCAGCGAAGATAAAACAACATTGGCCCAAAAGGATATTCGTTTTGCGCGTACAATTCAACGATTACAGCGTGTGATTATCGCCGAGCTTACGAAAATTGGAATTATCCACCTATACACGCTAGGCTTTCGCGGCGACGATTTGTTGAGCTTTGAGCTTTCCCTAAACAACCCCTCAAAGATTGCAGAGCTTCAAGAGCTTGAGCACTGGAAGCAGAAGTTCGACATCGCTGCGTCTGCGACTGAAGGATTTTTCTCACGTCGGTGGGTTTCGTCAAACATCTTTGGTATGTCGTACGAAGACTTTATACGCAATCAGAGAGAGATGTTCTTTGATCGCACTCAAGATGCAAACTTGCAACAAGTTGCCGAAGGCGGCGCCGCAGAAGGCGGTGGTGCTCTAGGTGGTGATCTTGGTGGCGATCTTGGTGGCGATATTGGCGGAGATCTCGATATGGGCGATGATCTTAGCGGAGGACCGGAAGAGATGCCGGCCGCCGAGGCCGGCGCCGGCGAAGAGCCAGCAGGTGATGAGTCGCCTCTGTTGGCGGTACCGCCTGGGTCTCGGAATGCCCCGCGCCTGACGCCAGGCGCAAAAGGAAAGGTATACCACCCAGTGAAGACAGATAAGCGTCAAGCCGGAGCCCGCACACGCTCCTACGCGGCTAAGCATTCCAAAGAAAAAAGCAGCCCAGGAATGCGTAATGTGGTGCCCGGGTATTCAGATTTGAAATCTCTTGGCGCGATGAATGGTCTGGGCGCAGGTATTTATGAGCAAGAGCGCCCTATTTATAAGTTGAGAGAAGATGCCGAGGAAAGTAAGCTTTTTGAAATAAGCGATTCGGTAAGAAATCTTTTGCAAGATTTAGAGACTAACAATAATTTATTAACGGAGAACAATGATGAAGAACAAGCATAATAAGAAGCGCAACACTGCCTTTATTTATGAAGCGCTTGTTAAGGAAGCGACGGTTGCTGTTCTGAGAAACGAAACTGACCGAAAACAAAAAATAGTCAACCTATTTAGGAAGCACTTTAAGGGCGATAGCCTGCTGTATAAGGAGCTAATGTGTTATCGTTCGCTTTACGAGAACCAGGGCCTCAACAAACAAATCTCAGAGAAAATTATGAAAGAGGCAAAGATCGCCCAGCGGCTTATTGATCCCGACGGCTTATTTAAGCAACAAACGGAACTCATCAACGATATAAACAAAGAGGTGGCCCCTTCTGTTTTTAACAACTATGTGCCCAATTACCGCACATTGGCCACCATAGCGCAGATATTTTCTGATAAGCTATCTCCGAAGAATTCAGTTATTCTAGAAAACCAAATAATTGAGAACATGACGTCAGAGACCCCCGCAGAGGTGGAAGATTTAGATGTGGATAAATTGGTAGTGAAAAATTTCGTTGAAAAGTTCAACACAAAATATTCCGACGCATTGTTAGAAGAGCAAAAAGAGTTGCTTTCTCGTTACATTTCTTCCTTTTCTGATAATGCGCTTGAATTAAAGATGTTCCTCAACGAAGAGATTGAGAGGCTTAAAGCAAGCGTGGCCAAAGCCAAGAACTCTGCGGAGTTTCAGTCTGACGAGACCATGCTTGAGAGAGCAGACACTATACTTGAGAAGTTAGATTCATTTGCACAAGGCACAATCAGTGATCGTACTTTGATAACCATAATGAAGACACAAAAATTAGTAAAGGAAATTTATACTGATGGCGATAACAGTTAAAGTTGGAGAAGAGGCGAATCAAAAGATCGTCACTCTTGAGTTGAATATCCGAAAGAGCATCGATGGCGACCTGATGATTTTTGATCATGGAGATATCGACATTGTCCTATCCCCAGGTAAGAACAAGGTAGTGGCATTTCCCAAAGAGATCGTAGATGATTTGGCGTATGGGGCCCAAAACCGCCTATTTTCCTTTTTGCACAAGAGAGGAATCGTGGTTCCGGAATCAATTCGCGCCGGCGCATTCTGTGGCTCACTGGAGGCAGAAATGCAAAAGCCAGTATCGGAAGCAGTTAGCGCCCCCAAGCTGGCTTTAATCAATGTTGCAAATTTTATTACCGAAGAGCGCCCGTACTTTGAGAATACTGAGGCCCTCGTATCTATGACTGATGATGAACTGATCCACCCAGACAAAGCTGATTCCACAGAGCTGGGAGACGTACCCCAGCGCGATCAGCAGGGCTCTATCAGAAAGGGCTATATTCGTGATCCCTATTCCTTGAACTACATGTACACGCTTTACTAGGGCCACCTCATGTCTGATATGAAATTAATAATGGAGAATTGGAGCGGCTTCCTCAAGGAAGATGTAAACAAGCCTAAAACTTGGGGCGAGCTAGCCCAAAATATTATGCTAGCCCAGGCTACAAATAAATGGCCGCGCATTGGAAAAGCCCTGGCCAAATTTGGTGTTAAAGCTATGACGAGCAAAGTTAAGTTGGCGGTGGATGCCATAAAGGGCGTCGAAGATATTTTAGATTGGGTACCCGATGAGATGCAAAATAAACTTGAACAGGGCGCCGAAGACGCAACACAGTGGCTAGCCGATCAGACTAAAGCCCGCGCCGGCAAAATTGGAGCATTTATTGTGGATGATGTGATGGGAATGGATGATTCATTGACCACCAATCTGCCTGGGTTTGATAAGTTAAATTTAGAAGATGAATATGAGAATTTAGTAGATAAAGAGAAGTTGAGAAAGTGGGCCCGGAGTATCATGGCATATGCCCAGAGCGCAAACCCCGACGAGCTGCTTCCCGATCTTAATCAGAAACTAGAAAAAGATTTACAATCTACGTTAGGAGCCCATCCCGACGTAGATTCACCAGACATTAGGAAATAAAATGGAACTAGCAGCATTTATTCTGTGCGCCTACGGGTTAACGCAGATTTTGGTATACAGCGATATGCCGATTATAAAGAGATTAAGACCTTCCAAGGAATTCTTGGGAGGATACGGAAAAGTATTTCACTGCCCCATGTGTATGGGATTTCATGTGGGCTGGCTTTTAATGCTACTTTCTCCGTTTACAGAACTATTTAGTTTTGACGTAAGTGTCGTTAATGCGCTACTTTTGGGTGGCCTATCTTCCGGCACCTCATATGTACTTAACATGATTTTTGGAGATGAAGGGATCAAATATGAACACAAACACATGGACAAAGAAGTGGATGCTGCAGCCGGTCCGTCACTGCTGTAAGGGATCTTAACGCAATGAAGATCAATAAATCCGAACTAAAAAAGATAATCAAAGAAGAAGTTGGAAACGCCATTGACGAAGGGCTCATGGACATGTTTAAGAAAAAGTCCGGCTTTGGTAGCAAGGTAGTAGAAAAGTGGGGCCTCCCCGCTGCAGGCGGCGGTGGTCAAATGATGGATCCTGCATCGCCGGCAGAGATTGCACAAACAATTGCAAAAGCAATCGCTAGTCCTCAAGCAATAGATGCCGCATGGAAAAAAGCTATCGCCGGCAAGAACATGTACCAGACAGACCAGATGGCACTCGTTAGTGCTATGGATTCTGGTATGGGCCCGGCACACAGGCGCGGCTTCGAAAAGCACCTTCAACAGTGGGCCCGTGGAGCGCCAAACGAGCCCCTGCCTGTACCCGAACCGCCTACAACGACTGCAGAGCAGCCATACCTTCCTCAAGGGCAGTACTATCTTTATTATGACGAGGGTGAGAAAAAGTGGCGAGATCCTCGCGAAGATCCCAAGTGGGCAGAGCTTATTCAGCAAGAGGTTAAGAAAGCATTTGAAGAAGCAACTGAGCGCTACAAAGATGACTACGATGCAGCCGTCGCAAAGAGGCAAGCTTGGCTTAAAAACGCACAACAAAGATATAGCTATGGTAAGCATCCTGATCAAGCCCAGCGCTTTGTAGCCAGGAATCAGAATCGGAGATATAAATAAGAATGTCTAAGGTTTTACTAAGAGAATATTATGCGCTTTGTGAAGGGGGAGTTTGCCAAGATCTCCTTACTGAAGAAGAGAAGAGATTTGTGTCTAACGGAGGAATGATCCTCTCGGGCATTATGCAAATGACGGAGACAAAGAACGGCAACGGCCGCGAATACCAGCACGCGACAATGGTGCGAGAGGTAAGGAATTACCAAAAGCTCGTTAAAGAAAATCGCGCCCTGGGCGAACTCGACCATCCCGATGATTCCGTCATCAACCTAAAAAACGCCTCACACATGGTGACCGCGATTTGGATGGAAGACAAAAACGTGATGGGCAAGATTAAAGTGCTCGACACACCATCCGGCAAGATTCTGCAAGAATTGGTAAACGGCGGAGTAACAGTCGGCGTGTCCTCCCGTGGTATGGGTTCTGTGCGCGAAGAGATGGGGAGAACTATCGTAGAAGACGATTTCCAGTTGATTTGTTTTGATATGGTTTCCGAGCCTTCAACGCCCGGCGCATTCATGATGAAGGAAGCAAAAGATCTTTCGCAGTCCAATATCATCACCAAAGCAGATCGTATTAATCGACTATTAAACGAGGTTCTTGACGATGAGTAAGTGGTCAAGCTTCGAGCAAGATCAGGAATATACCAACACCTGGCGCCAGCACCTTGAGTCTGAGGAGCTGGATGAAGGGGTGTGGGATAAAGCAAAAGGCAAGTGGGATAAAGCCGCAGCCAAGGCAGCCAAGATCAAAGGCGGCGCCCAAAAAGCAGGTGCCGGCGCCGAAAAGGCGCGCCAAGCAGCTACCGGGGCATATGATTGGATAGCAAACTTTCTCTCTGGTAGCCCAAAGGATAAGGATTATTCACACCTAAACATGCCTGCTCCCGATCCAACAGCAAAGGGTGCGGAACCTGAAGGTGAAGAAAGTGCCGAAGAGGATGCAGCCGCAGCTCAAAAGAAGCGCGAAGAGGACGAAGCATGGGAACAACACCGCGGCGCGCCCGGTGCCGGCGAACAACAGAAGACTGACGGAGCACAAGAAGAAGAGCCCAAAGATAAAAAGAAGACGATCAGTCGCGTTCCGGATAGCGCACTAAACGAATCTCAAACCTATGACCGGTGGAAAGTTTTATCAGGAATCAAAAAGAAGGTGATATGAAAAAGAACGATTTAAAGCAGCTTATTAAGCCAATTGTAAAAGAATGTATTCACGAAGCCCTTATAGAAGAGGGTCTTTTGTCTAATGTTGTGTCGGAAGTTGTGAAAGGTATGCAGGTCGCACCGCTTGTCGAAAACAAATCCGCCCCAATTGCTCAAGAAAAGACTGCAGCAGTTAAAAGTGAAGAAGCGCGAAGAAAGATCGCCGAACACAGACAGAAAATGTTGGAGACTATCGGAACAGATGCGTATAATGGTGTTAACTTGTTTGAGGGAACCGAACCCCTAGCAGCCCAAGAGCCAGCCAGCGGCCGTGCAGACTTAGGCGATCCGCGTGATTCGGGAGTAGACATCAGCTCGCTGATGGGGAATGCCTCACAAATTTGGCAAGCAATGAAATAAGAGGAGCAGAAGTGGGAAAGAAAGCAGCAAACATATCAGTTAAGGCTCGCGAGTGTCGCGGCAATCACGAAAGAATGATTAGAAAGTTTATCAAGAAAACCAAAAAATCAAAAATTGTTGAACAAGTTAGGGAGCGCCGATATTACAAAAAGCCTTCCGTAAAGAAGAAAGAAAAAAGAGAGCGAGCAATGCGCACCCGCAGACGCGAGCAACAAAAGAGGCTTAAAGCCAATCAAAAGCGTTATAGAAGAAAATAGCGACTATTTATAATGAACATCGCATAATTTAGGAGAACTGTAATGGGAACATGGAATCTACAACCCGGCTTAAATTTTGTTGGCTCGTATCAGGTAAGCGGCCAACCTTACGCCACCGGAAGCATTGATTGCCTAGAGGGCACGCGCCCGGGCGGGTTTGAAATTGTCTTTCCATATGTGACGCGCTGGTTCAAGGTACTCAACAACGATGAATCAAACGCGTGCAAAGTGGCGTTTTCGGTAAGTGGAATGACGGGTTCAAGCAATTATTTTGTAGTCGATGCTGCAGACTTGGATCAGTTCGGCCAAGGCAATAGTGGCGTTTTAGAATTGAAAGTTTCATCCATATGGATATCGGGCTCGAACAATGTGGATGTAGTCGCCGGATTAACAAACATTTCGAACGGCCGAACCGCAACGTCGGCGGGTCCGAATTGGTCAGGTTCAACAGGGGTAGGATAGGCCCATGGCGACTTTCGGCTGGGCATATATAGATTGCGCCGATAGTGGAGGCGATGGTTCCGGTACCGGACCAACAGGCTCGCTACAATTTATCAGCGGCGCCGACGGTCATACCACCGGATCGTATAATCTAATATTCTACACTGCATCTTATGAAGGAATGGAGCCGGCCCACTTGGTGCTGTCGGGCAACTTAAAAGTTACGGGCGCTATCAGCGCCAGCGCGATTCATTACGAAGACATTACGCACATTGATGCAACTGGGTCGACGTTTTTTGGAAACTCAACCGACGACACCCATTCTCGGACAGGGAGCTTGGAGTTGTGGACGGGCACCTCACCGGCCGTCGCCTACTTTACAGCCAGTGCCGAAACTCAACAAACTTTTGTAAAAGGATTCGGCGGCAACTACACCAATGTCACCAGTAGCCATCATACCGCCGCTCTAAGTGATTATGTTTTGGGCATCGCTGCGACCGTTACGCCGCCTAGCAATGTTTACGTTACCATCCCCGACCCGGCCACCTACACTGCGGGCGCCATACTTGTCATAAAAGATGAAGTGACTACTCCGCGCGGCCTTTCCAACATTACGCTCACGCGCTCAGTAACGGATACGTATACATTTGACGGTGATCCTTACTATATTCTTACCGGTACGATGCCGGCAATTAGTTTATATTCGAATGGTACTAACTGGTTCGTCTTCTAATTAATTTAAGAGGGCAACATGTATGGCTTACAACAATCTATCTGGTACCATTCTACAGCCGGACGCTCTACTGCCGCGAGAATTGGAAGACGGCACGATGGCCAATCCCATTCTCTCCGGCAACCTAAGTACGTCTGACGCAGCCCAAGTTATAAATGTTCCTCGCGTTTCTAACGCAACAAACAATGCGATTCTCACCAATGTGGGCGGTGATGCCAATACTCTAACTTGCGAAAGCAATTTTACCTTTGACGGCACCACTCTGCAGATCACGGGACATGTTACGGCTAGCGGAGGCCTGTCGGCTTCATATTATTATGGTGACGGAAGCCATCTTACGAATGTAGGGGGCAATCACATTTCGGCCGAAGGCCCGGCTAGCTCATTGCAGTTTCATGATCCGGTAGATGGTGGCATCACAGGATCAGCAACGCTGCTTTTTTCAGGCGGCGATTTAATACTTACAGGCGCTATGGTGGTGAATGGCGCTGTAGCCCACAAGCGAGTCACGACAACAGATGACTATATGATTAGTACTACGGATTATTATGTTTGTGCAGACACTACCGCCGGCGCCCTTAAGTTGACTCTCCCCCGGGCATCCACAACCACTAGTGGGCAAACATTCATCATTAAGGACGAAGGCGGCGCCGCAAGCACGAACCCAATCACAGTATCTGGCTCAGTCGCCGACACAATCGACGGTCAAAATCAAGTAGTTTTGATGTCCCCTTATGCATCGATCCAGCTTTATTGTAACGGGACGGATAAGTTCTTCATTTGCTGATTGCCTACTAGCAGAAGATATACTATTTAAGAGCAGGTGGGCACTGTACGTCTCCAATCATTGAGTTGGGCGGTGAATATTCGTGCGCATATGTCCATCTGCCAAAACTATAAAACTAATAATATGGAGGGTTTTAATTAATGGCTTATAAATTTCAAATGAGTGATGCTATCCTTAGTGGTACCATCGCCCCGCAAAACGACAATTCTTTTGATCTTGGTGTCGAAGGCGCCGAGTGGAAGGATCTTCGTTTCGACGGTACCGCATATGCTGGTACCTATTCTGGCTCCGCAACGCTTCACAACGTTGGCGCAGCTACATTCAGTAACACTGTTGCTGCTTCTGGTTCCATTACTGCTGGTTCCTCTTTCATCATCGGTTCCGCTGATCTCAACGAGACTGATATGGAAAAACTTGACGGTATCACTAATGGTACCGGCGCCGCCAACAAGGCTCTTGTCCTTGATGGTAGCCGCGACGTTGATAACATCAACGCTCTCGGTATTGCTAGCATGGCCAACAACTGGACCAACGCCGGCCGTACTGTTGCCGACCTAGGTGTCGTCACAACAGTCGACATTAACGGTGGTTCTATGGACGGTGTTACCATCGGTGCTGCTTCAGCCGCTGCTGCGACTGTCTCCTCATTGAGCGTTTCTGATGGTAACATCACAAACGTTGGCGACATCGCGCTTGATACTATCTCTGCCGATAACGGCACCAGCTTCTCGTTTGGCGATGACTGGACAAACGCCGGCAACACTGTTGCCGATCTCGGCACAGTCACAACTGCCGATATCAACGGTGGTACTCTTGACGGTGTCGCCATTGGCGCATCCTCACAGTCAACTGCCAAGTTCACGACACTGTCCGCTTCTAGTGCGGTTCAAGTTGCTGGCGCCGCTACATTCAGTAGCACCCTTGCGGTCACTGGTGCAATGTCTTCAGCTGCTGCTATTACTGCCGGCACTTCGTTCATCATCGGTTCTGCCGACTTGAATGAAGCCGACATGGAGAAGCTTGACGGTATTACTGATGGTACTGGTGCTGCTAACAAGGCGCTTGTCCTTGACGGTAGTCGCGACGTTGATAACATCAACGCTCTCGGTATCGCCAGCATGGCCAATAACTGGACCAACGCTGGTCGCACTGTCGCTGACATGGGTATTCTTACCACTGTCGACATTAACGGCGGTACGGCTGATGGTGTTGTGATCGGTGCTTCCGCCGCACGCTCCGGCTCATTTGCCGCGCTCACTTCAGGTCCGCTTACCGTAAGTGGTTCCGTCCAGTTGGATGGTGCTTCCAGCGCAGTTCTTGCTGTTGGTAGTGATTCTTTGTACTTCCGTGATGCGGATGGTACCATGAGACGTGACACGGTTGCCGACATTGCTAGTGCAATGGCTGGCGTCGGTCTTGCTGCTTCTTCCGGTGTCTTCGCTCTCGATCTTAACGAGCTAAGCGATGCTGCCTTGGCTTCCGGCGATAAGCTATCTTTTGTTGATGCGACTGATGACAGTTCCAAATTGGACACTGTTGACGACCTCGCAACTCTTTTCGCTGGCAACGGCCTTTCCGCTGCTTCTGCAGTATTGGCTCTTGACCTTAACGAGTTGAGTGCTGCTGCTGTTGACGTTGCTAACGATAGCATTGCTATTGTTGACGCCAACGACTCCAACGCATCTAAGAAGGAAAGCATTGCTGACCTTGTTAGCGCTATGGCTGGTGCCGGCCTTACCGCCACCAACGGTGTTTTGTCTTCGGACGCTTCCCCGACACCGACTAACCATGGTGATGCCGACGGAACACTTACCGAAGGTATGAACTATAGTGGTGCTGCGTTCTCGGCTGCTCGTACTTGGACACTCCCGGCTTCTCCGGATGCTGGTGATGTTGTTACGGTTAAGGCTCCGTCTAATGCAGCTACACATGAGCTTACCGTAGCGCGCGCTGGATCTCAAACTATCGATGGTGAAACAAGTGTCGTTCTTATGTCCGACAATGGTGCTATCGAATTGGTTTATCTCGGTTCAGACAAGTGGGCTATCAAGTAAGATAACCTTAAAGAAATTGAAAATTCTGTTTTCATTTCGTGGATGCCCCTCTTTTGGGGGGCATCCTTTTTTTTGTACTATTTAAAAGAGCATCTACGGAGAAAAATCAATATGGCTTATAATGTTTTGAAAGGAACGGTTGAAGGATCGGTCGATCAACATGGAGATCAGGAGATTAGTGGAGTAAAAGTATTTAAGAGCACAATCAGCGCGAGCGTGTTCTATGACACAGACTCCCAAAGTCCATGTGCAACGATGAAAGACGTCGCAATTACAAAAATAAAAGGCGGCCGGCCAACGTCTGTGCTGACTCACGGGGGAGAAGGTACTGCAATTGCTAGTCACAATATGTTGTTTGATGGAGAGACACTACATGTTAAGAAAATTGTGTGTACAAATATTGCCGGCCCAATCCCGCTAGCCAGTCAAATCCCAGCAAACAAGTTCTTAGATCCGATTGACGCCAACTTTATCAATCATGGCCCTGGTTTACACAATGTCAGGGGCACCCTGCAAACGAAAACGGGAAAGGGACTTATTGCCGACGAAACAGGCATAGGGATATCCCTCAGCTTACAAGGGGGCCTGAGCGTTCAGTCAAATACCCTGGTTGTTGATCCTTCGAAGAGTGACGCAATCGTTGCGTCTGGTCAAAATTTAAGCGATGATGATTTGCTGTTGGTTTCCGATACTTCTCGGGGAGATTTGCGACACACAACGTTGGCCAATCTCTATGAAAATCACATTAAGCTCAAAGTACCCCACGCCGCAGGTACCACGGGGGAACTCCAACTCAAGGGCCCGTCGGGTTTTGCTTCTAGTAAAAAATTGTCTTTCAATTCCCAAGCGAACACTTTAAATCTTGAAGGCGCACTATCGACGCTAAAGCTGCAGGTTGAAAAAACCCTCAACACTCAAGGGGCTGTAATTCACTCTATTAAGACTGTCACAGAGTTGGACTATCACGTGACCGACACTGATTATACTTTATTGTGTGATTCGCAAAATGGAAAAATGAACGTTACATTGCCTCCGGCCTGCAATCACACGGGCCGCATCTTGAACATTAAGAAGACAAATACAGATAAATACAATCTCCGCTCACACCCGGTCACCATCAAAGTTAGCGAAGGGAAAATAGATTTAACAGATTCTATCGTGTTAAAAATGAATTATGCGATGCGCACACTACAGTCCGATGGGACCAATTGGTGGATTATTGGACAAAAGGGCACTTAATAAACGGCCTTTACCTCAAAATAACACTATTTATTTTGAATTACTATCAATTAGGAGTTAGTTTATGTCTGATATGCTTTCTGAGGCAATCGTTGATGCCAAGGCGCTGCGCGATGCCGCATTAAAAAATGCTGAGAATATTGTTATAGAGAAATATTCCACTGAGGTGCGCAAAACCCTGGAGACAATCTTGGAACAAGAAGAAGAGGCGCCCGCTCCCGACCTAGAGGCCCCCCTTCCTGAGCCAGATATGGCTCCCGTCGATGATACTCTGGGCGAGTCAGAAGTAGAAGAAGAAGTGGTCGAAGGTGACGAGATTCCGCTTGCTGCCACAGACGGCCTATCAAAGATGTCAGGCGAAAACCTAAGCGATGTACCTTCTGAGGGCGCAGAAACCGAAGTTACTATCGATCTTGGCGCTCTTCAAGAGGCAGTCAAGGCATTGGGCGAAGAACTTGATGAAGAAATCGAGATTACCGAAGAGGATCTTATTGATGTTCTTGCGGAAGACGATTTAGACGAGACGGTTAGCGTTGTTGCAGACGGCGATGACTCGGACTCCGCGCTTGCAGACGCTGAGGAGACTGAGGCCGCCGCCACACAAGATGAGGAATCGGGATATGGCGGAACCGACGAAAACCTCGATTCCCTCGTAGATTCCATCCTCGAAAAGCTTAACGTCGACATGGGCGCAGAACTGTCCGGCTGGGCCGGCCGCCCCACAACCCAACTCAAGGATGAGCAAGAAAAGGCACTCGCCGGCGCTCAGACCGATGAGACAAAAGAAGATTTAGAAGATTTGAACAAAGCTCAGGAAGAGTTGTTTGCAGAAAATAAGCAACTCAAAGAGCAAAATGATCAATATAAGCAAGCATTCAACGAGCTTAAGGAGAATTTACAAGAAGTAAACCTCTCGAACGCTCGCTTGCTATATACGAACCGAGTATTGAGAAATACCTCCCTAAATGAGCGGCAAAAAGATAAAATTGCCGAAGCTATTTCCAGCGCTGGTTCAGTAACAGAAGCAAGAACGATCTATGAAACGCTTCAAAGCACAGTGGAGGCATCTCCCAAGAGAAGCCCACAATCGCTGAGCGAGGCAATTGGTCGTCGGTCTACTGTATTACGGGCTACTCGTCAAGAGATGCCCTCATCCGATCCCCTCCAGGATCGTATGAAAAGATTAGCTGGAATAAAATAATCATATAAATAAAGGAGGTGATTTTAAAATGTCTAGTATTATCGAAAGATTGACCGAAGGAGTTGTCAATCGTGATATGCGCGCAGAAGGTCACGCTCTTCTTTCCAAGTGGGAGAAGACCGGTCTTCTTGAGGGGCTCAGCACTGATGCTTCTCGTTCTACAATGGCGCGCCTGCTTGAAAACCAAGCAAAGGAGCTTCTTCGTGAAACTTCTACAATGGCCGGTGGTGATGTTGAGGGCTTCGCAGCTGTCGCATTCCCAATCGTCCGCCGCGTGTTCGCGGGCCTTATCGCCAACGAACTCGTTTCAGTTCAGCCGATGAGCCTACCCAGTGGCCTCATCTTCTTCATGGACTTCACTATCTCAAGTAACGGTGCGGGTATCCCGCGTCTTGGTTATGGTGATCCCCAAGGAGATGAATCGTCCCTGTATGGTGGCGCCGTGGTTGGTGCTCAATTGACCGGTGGTGTGAACCTTGCTGGAGCTAACGCCGAAGATGGTCCGTATAACCTAAACAACGGTTATTCCTCTCCGACCGGCTCTGGTCAGATTATTATTAGCGCACTATCCTCAAGTGTCTACAGCTCTTCTGCTGGTGACATTCCGAGTCTTTGCGATTATGATGCTGAGCTTGAGTCACAGTCAGGTACTGCGACTGTTGCTGTTGGTACCGTTCTTCTTAGTCAGCTAACTGACTTCGATGCCTCTAACGGTAACCGCGACTTCACGGCCTTCGTGTTGTCTGCATCCAACGGAAACGGCGGAATGGCCCGAGTTTATAACTCTGGTTCTTCAGTCAGCGGTGTGCAACTTAAGCGCCTTACTCGTATTACGGGTTCGGATGCTGATACGCACGCACTTGTGGTCGTGGCATCTTATGATGGTAGCGCCACAGCAGCTCAGCTTATGGAAGCCCTTACAGGCTCGATGGGCGCCACAGAGGCGGTCGGCACAATTTCGTCCGGTTCTTGGGCTATCACTGACGACTTCGTCGAGGGTGGTGCTCTTGGTTCTGTGGTCGGTGAGGATCCGTGGGGTCTTGAGAACAACCAGAACATCCCCGAGATTGACATCAAGGTCGATTCCGTGGCTGTCACGGCTGTGACCAAGAAGCTCAAGGCTAAGTGGACACCGGAGTTGGGTCAAGACCTTAACGCTTACCACAACCTTGATGCTGAGGTTGAGCTTACTTCAATTCTCTCTGAGCAAATTGCTCTTGAGATTGATCGCGAGATCCTTGAAGACCTCATCCGCGGTTCAGCTGCTGGTACTAAGTATTGGGCCCGTTCGCCCGGTCTCTTCGTCAACCGTGATACGGGCGCCGAAGTTGGCTCAGGCACAACTGCCCCGGACTTCACCGGTACAGTCAGCGAGTGGTATGAGACCCTGGTTGAAACCATTAACGATGTGTCGGCGGCAATTCACCGCAAGACTCTTCGTGGTGGCGCTAACTTCATCGTCTGCGGACCTGAAGTTGCCAACATCCTTGAGTTCACCGCTGGGTTCCGTGCTTCCGTCACTGCTGACGACGAGCGCGGCTCAATTGGTGCGGTTAAGGTTGGTTCGCTTACCAAGAAGTTCGATGTTTACGTCGATCCTTACTTCTTGCGTAACGTGGTTCTTGTCGGCCGTCGCGGCTCCTCTTTCCTCGAAAGCGGTTTCGTGTACGCTCCGTACGTACCACTGCAGACCACACCTACCATCTTCGGACCCGAAGACTTCGTGCCCCGTAAGGGCGTGATGACTCGCTATGCCAAGAAGATGGTCCGTCCTGATATGTACGGCCTGGTCGTAGTTCGCGGCATTATTGGCGAGTCCGGCGGTAGTTGATAAATAATCAGGTTCTGACCGACATTAAAAGAGCCCCCTCGTTTTGGCGAGGGGGCTTTTTGTTTTTAAGCAACGAAAGTGAAAATGTCGATCCTTCAAATTTTTTTCCCGGTAATTTTTTGAGATTTTCGTTTTTAGAAATTCAAAAAACTATTTAAAGTAAAGGAGAGATATATCATGAATATCCGTAAGAAAAGAGCTTTGCGTTTGAAGAAACTTGCAGAGCAAAACAAGACCATCGAGGCTGCAGCCACCACGCCGAAGGAGACCCCCACTGACGTTAAGACTGCCACCACGACCAACACAACAACGTCTACGACGAAAAAGACTGGAGACACCAAAAGCACGAAGGCTGCTACTAAGACAGCCAAAAAGAGCACTAAGACAACCAAGAAGGCTACCAAGGCCGGAGACACGACCACCGCCACCGCTAAATAAACCATTTATGGGTATTGAATTTTGCGGTGGTATCCACTATTTATGTAGTAGGAGGGTTTGCGGGTGCCGACCAATTTAAGTCCAAAGTCACAGACTAGTGCAGTAATCTTAACATCAACCGGCAGCACCGACTTGGTAACAGGGTCGCTGCCGTTTGGTGTCTATACTGGATCGACCGCTTTTATCAGCGGCGCCGTAGATCAGGTCGCATATGTATATAAAAAGCTGGGTGGCGATGTTGTTGATATTGAACTTACCCCATCTAATGTATACGCAGCGTATGAAGAAGCCGTTCTAGAATATTCATATATAGTTAACTTGCACCAGGGTAAAAATGTCCTCTCCAGTGTGCTGGGCAACACCACCGGCACATTTGATCATAAGGGCGACTTGACTGACGGCCCCTCTGGGGTGAATCTTAAGTATCCTCGCTTTCAGGTAGGATATAGTCGCAAAGTGGGCGATACCATGATTACAATGGCCGGCCTTGGCGGAACTCAGCCTCAATATTCGGCATCATTCAAGCCCGTTAGCAAACAACAGGACTATGATCTTCAACAGATTATTGAGGATGCATCAACGTCCGGAGAAGACTCTGCAGGAAATGCGGTGCCCTTCTCTGGAAAAGTTGGCGACAAGCGAGTAATCATCACTCAAGTGTTTTATAAGACCCCCCGCGCTATGTGGCGATTTTATGGCTATTATGGCGGCATAGGAGTTGTTGGAAACTATAGCACTTATGGGCAATTTGCTGACGATTCAACATTCGAACTAATTCCTACGTGGCAGAATAAAATGCAAGCTATCATGTATGAGGATTCTTTGTTTACGCGAACATCCCACTGGTCCTACGAACTGATCGACAATAAGTTGCGATTATTCCCAGATCCGGGTTATTGGGATTTCTCAACCTTGGATCGAATGTGGGTGAGATTTTATATTGACGATCAGAACGCGTGGGATGCAAATAGCGGATACACAGACGGCACCAAAGGCATCAATAACCTCAACACGGTCCCGTTTGACAATCTTCCTTACGAAAACATCAACTCTATGGGCAAACAATGGATTCGCAAGTATGCCTTGGCCCTCTCTAAAGAGATGCTGGGACAGATTCGAGGAAAGTTTACCCAAATTCCCATTCCCGGCGAATCGGTCACGTTAAATCATTCAGAGCTGTTAGCTCAAGCTAAAGAGGAACAGCAGCAACTTAGAGACAAGCTAAGAGAAATGCTAAATGAGGTTGAATACAAAGAGCTAGTTAAATATGACGCAGAAACAACAGATGCAGTTGCAACTACATTTAAGGGGTCGCCTTTGCCGATCTTTGTGGGGTAATGAAAAATGTCAGATGAATGGAAGAGACCAGCCAGCCCCCCGCCCCCGCTCTTCTTAGGAAAGAAAGAGCGAGACCTAGTCAAGCAGGTCAATGATGAATTAATTGAAAAGGTCATTGGTCAGCAAATTCTTTATTATCCTATTGATATGGAGGCCACTGATTTCCATGAATTATATGGAGAAGCCATTGAAAAAACCTATCTTCCCCCCATTAGGGTTTATGCGCTAGTCGAATTCACAGACTTTTCTACTGAATATATGCCCGACGCCGGCATTGACAAAACATGGGAAATTAACATACATTTTCACAATCGCCGCCTTGAAGAAGATCAGGATGTGTATGTTCGAGAGGGAGATTTTGTTTTGTATGGTAGTTATTACTACGAAATAGTCAAACTTACCGAGCCTAGGAAGCTATTT